TAAAATCAATGGGGGCTAAGAAGGTATCAGGCGACCAAAGCTCTTCAATCTTTTTCTATGCTCCTAATACGGTGTACCATATTGAGGGTGTGAATGTACTCACTAAACCAATGCGCCAGGATACAAGAAGCAAACGCCCTACAGCAGAAGTTAGACTACATACTTGGGGCTTATGCGACAAACGCCAAGAGTACGGTTTTGGGGCTTTGGTATCGGCTAATGAGTAACCTTAAAAGAAGGAAACATTATGGCAAATAAAAGTCAGTTAGAAACCGCAAAACAAATCTTTGAAGCTGAACCCCAGCTTCAAAGATTGTACCTAAACCCTAAAGGTGAGTTTTTTACAAAGATAGACTACGCACAGAATAGCGTAGAAGATACTAAGAAGATTGAAACTCTTACCCGTAAGGGCGTTTTAAAAGAAGAAACAAAAGAGAATGTTGAACCTTTAAATACAGAAGGTAATGAGTAATTTAAAAGGAGTTGTTATCAGTAAAGGAGCATTGGGTGCTAACACTATTAGCACAGGTGATAATATTAGCGGACTTATTATTTCTGCCCCTAAACCTACAGGCTTAGAATGGGATACCCCTACCACGCTTTACAACGTGAAAGATGCTACTAAGTTGGGAATAACTGAAGATAACAAACAGGTGAACGTATTGCGACATATTACAGAGTTCTACCGAATGGCTGGCGAGGGAACTCCCCTACACCTAATGTTGGTAGCCCAAAACAGCAAAATGCCAGAGGTATGCGAAACAAAGGCTAAGAAGCTGCTGGTGTATGCCAAAGGCGAGATACGGCAGCTGGCGATTGCTATCAATAGCGATAGTGCCGAGCAGTACACTATGCTCAACGGCTTGCCTCAAGAGGTGTATAATGCGATTTCTAAAGCACAAGGCTTGGCAGAATGGGCGTATAACAATTTTATGCCTTGCCAAGTGTTGTTGGAGGGTTACGGATACGGAGGTACAGCCAGCAGTACAGCTAACCTCAGAGAGCTTCCTAACCTTAACGCTACTAAAGTATCGGTAGTAATAGGGCAAGATTACAGCTACGCAAAAAGTAAGGAAGGTAAGGCACAAAAGTATGCCGATGTGGGCACTGTGCTTGGAGTATGCTCAAAAGCCCTTGTACAACAGAATATAGGCAACAACGAACTATTTAATCTTACAGATGCTACACAAGGAGTATGGATAGAGCCCGCGCTCAGTTCATATACTACTATTATAGATGCATTTGACGATTTGCAAACCCTTGAAGATAAGGGCTACATTTTTGGTATTACCTACGCAGGTATTGCGGGAGTACGCATTAACAATGACCACACTTGTACGCCTGTAGTGGTAGATAGCCATCACAATATGAACGAGCACTCTATAGCCTACGGGCGTATTATGGACAAAGCCTCACGAGGTTTGCGCACTGCCTACTTGCCTAAAATCAAAACCGATTGGGAGCTTGACGAGAAAGGCAAAATGCGTCCTGCTACAATTGTAGCTTTAGAAGATATTGGCGACAGCGTATTGGAACGTATGTTTGCCAATGGTGAGATTTCGTATGGCAAAACTACCATAGATAAGGATAGTGACCTTGTAGTAGAAAAGGTGCTTAAAATATCGTTTGTAGTAGTGCCAAAAGGAAGTATTGGAGAGATTAAAGGAACGATTAACCTTAAAACACAAGCATAATGGCAGATATAAACAGAAACGGAAAAGCTTATGACTCAGCTGATGTGAGGGTACAAATTAATGGTATTCCTATCAATGTAAAGAGTATTAGTTATGGCAATGAGCAGGAACACCAGCTGAACCATACTTTGGGGGCGGAACCTACAAGTTGGTCAATGGGCAAGATTACACCTTCAGCATCTATGACTGTTCCAATGCACGAAATAGCCCCTTTGGAACGTGTTTCGGGTGGACTATTGAAAATAAAGCCTTTTACTATCACAGTTGAGTTTGTGAATGAGTTTAACGAGATAGTAGTGGATAAGATTGTAGCAAAGTTTAAAAACGAAGGGCGAGAGGTTACTGGAGATATGGGACTCGAAAAACAATACGATTTGTTTGCCCTATCAGTAAAGCTAAGGGTAGCATAACTTATAATAACTAAAAATACTATGATAAAAAAAGTAAGTGAAGAGGTAAAAACAAGCCTCAAAAAAGAATATGGCGACAAGCTAAAATCGCTTATCCTGCCAATGGATGACAACGGCACAGAAGAGCTGGAAGTATTAGCAGTAGTACCCTCTCGTAACGTGGTAGGGCAATACCTAAAATACTTAAATCAGGATCCTAAAAAGGCACAAGAAATATTGGTAAAGGCTTGTTTGGTTACCAACAAAGAGGAGGTACTTGCCGATGATGGGCTATTCTATGCCTCAGCAAGTCTGATTGGTGAATTGATACCTATTAGACAGGGAAAGTTTGGAACTGTTTAGAACTTAATAGAGCTCTAAACTACAAGGAAACAGGCGATTTGTACTTTAAAGTTGATGCCTTGATAAGTTACTACCTTCATATCCCCTTCCCCGAAGATTTGGACGATGAAACGTGGGCTATGAAGTGGGCACAGATTCAATGGCTGGCAGAACAAGGAATATTAGGCGTTAAAAAACAAGACTTGTAACAAATGGAAAACGGACAATCTATCGTATTAGATTTGGCTTCTCGCTATGGGAGGGCTTTGGGAATAGTGTTATCTTCTGAGGGTATGAACCAAGTAGTGATTACCAAAGAGGATAACAAGTACCAAGTGGAAACCTTTGGCGAGGCTACCAATTTCGAGGAGGTTACAATGGAGTACGAAAATACTCGTCTTGTGTTTAACAGCTTTATAGGAGGCGAACAATCTACTGTTTTTGCTCCGCCTCCTATCCTTTCCTTCTCACGCTCAAAGAAACTCATTGAAACAGAGACTAATGGTAGTACTATTGTAGAGCGTTGGAATACCAACGAATGGGAGATTACCATTCAGGGTATTTTGGTAGATATAGAAAACCACAATTACCCCGATAGTCAAATACAGCAAATAGTCACTCTTTTTGAACACAATGATATTATTAAAGTAGTTGGGGCACAGTTTTATGACAAGGGTATTGATAGCATTTATATAGATTCCATCAGTATCAATCCTAAAGAAGGTTATAGTGATACTGTTGCCTATACGTTGAGTGCTAAAAGTGCAAAAGAGGTAACGTTTAACTTATTGGAAGGTGATGGGAAGTAGTTATTTAAATATCAATATTCGTATTACAGTAGCTGGCAAGATACAGTTCAACGCAGTAAAGCAAATAGAGATTGCCAAAAGTATAGAACTGCTTACCTCTACAGCAAAGGTAGAGTTACCTCGTGAGTTTAAGAACACCCGCAAGGACGGGCAGAGTTTTAGTATTGAACGCAAGAACTTGTTAGAGCTGATGAAGGTAGGCGATAGCATTCATATTGAAGCTGGTTACAACGGTGACTATTTTACCGAGTTTGAGGGATATATCACTCAAATAGGGGCGGATATACCGCTGTTACTCACTTGTGAAGACGAGATGTACCAACTGAAAAACAAGCCCCTTATCAATAAAACGTACGCTTCGGTAAGTTTGAAGCAGTTACTTAAAGACATTGCCCCCGACTATGAAACGGAGGTGTTGGATATGCAACTTGGCAAACTGATGATAGAGCGCTCCTCTCCTTATAAAGTACTGGAGGAGCTTAAAAAACAGTATAGTGTACATTGTTCTTTTAGAGGGAAAAAGCTAATTGCAGGACTTAAAATAGATTTTAAATCAAAGGTAATACATCACTTTATCTTAGATAAGAACTTTAGACAAAGTAAAGATCTAAAGTACAAAACTAAGAATGAACGCAAGGTACTATTGAAAGCTGAGAGCTCACAAAAAGGTACTTCTAAAAAAGTAACCTACCAATATGGGGAAGAGGGAGGAGGCGAACGCACTTTGCACGCTCCTACTAACCTTACATTGGAAGAGCTAAAAGCCTTTACCGAAAAGACTTATAACAGTTCGGTATTCGACGGCTATGAGGGGACTTTAGAGGGTTTCGGCTACCCACGTACTCAAGTGGGCGATACGGTAGCCCTTACCGATCCTAACTATCCCGACAAACACCGTGACGGACTGTATTTGTTAGAAAGCGTAACTATCTTGCTCAACGCACAAGATGGCTTTAAGCGAAAAAGCAAGCTGTCAATGAAACTTTCAAACACTAATAGCACAGACACTACAGAACTATGGAACAAGCCCTTACAACCGCAATTACTACCCTAAATCACCGCAAAAAGCAGGTTACCTCTGTAGGTGTGGTGAGTCGTATCGAAGGGAATACCTGTGAGGTGGAGAGGGAAGATTTACCTCTGCTGTTAGATGTGCGTTTAAACGCTGTTCAAGGGGTGTTTGAAAACTGTTTAAACATAGTGCCTAAGATAGGTTCGCAGGTGTTGTGTTTGGAGGTTGAGGGCGAACCCTCCGAAACCTGTGTAGTTGGTTATACCGAGATTGATAGTATAGAAGTAAAGATTGATGGTGCAGTAGTGAAGATAGCTAAAGGGAAGATACAGATAAAAAACAATTTTGCTAACCTCAAACAGTTATTGAGTGAGTGGCTTACCGAGCTTAAAATGGTAGTGATACAAACCCCTGCAGGTGTTGGTAATTTTTCACCTAACAACGTTGCAAAGTTCAGTGAGTTAGAAAGTAAAATTAATCAGTTATTAGAATGATATGGCACGAAAAGACTTGTTGTTAGATACTGTAGGCAATTTAGTAATTGAGGAGGGTGATTTTGTAATTGAGTCCTCGGATATGCAACACATAAAGCATATAGTGGAAGCACAGAAAGGGGAATTTAAAGAGTTTCCTTTTATGGGGTTTGGCGTAGAGAACTACCTAAAAACAAACACTAACCCTTTAGCCTTTAAACGAGACCTAAAAATACAATTAGAATACGACGATTACAAGAATGCTACCATAGACCTCTCAAAAGGCTATGAAGAGTTAAAGATAAACCTATAAACGCACTATGGCACTAAACAAACAAGCCCTAACACAAGGCATTATCGACCTTCAGCAGGATATGCTTACCAAGACAGAGGCAAGCCCAAGAGAGTACGCCGAACGCTTAGCCTCACTTATTTACGACTTTGTCTGCAGTGGCGAGGTAACAGTAGCTGCCGGTATCAGTGTAAACACAACAGGAACGGCAGCCGCCCAAGTGGGTGCTACTATAAGTGAAGGAAAAGGGAAAATAACTTAAAAAAACACATATCACAATGGAATGGATAACAGAAGTACTTAAAGAGCATTTTGGTTCGTTTATCGGTATGGTATTATCGGGCTTAGCAGGTTGGTTTTTCGGTA